GCCATATATAGTCGCGCTCTTGTTGATCTGGTATCTGGTTGTTTGGTTGTGTATTCATAATGGTTTGAATCTCTCCGGTTGATTAATCAGGTGCTCCTATTAGATAGACGATCGACCAGTGAAAAAGTGAGGGATTATCTGAGACAATTGTTTCTATCGGTTCGCTGTAATTGATAGCGATTGACTATTCTTGATCTGTTCCGGTAATATCGGGCGGGTTGAATAGCGAAGCGGGGATAGCATGAAAGCTAAGACACTAAGTAGAGTAGAGACAAGGAAAGCACTAGCAGAGATTCCTATGCATGAGGTGTTACTCGTCTCGAATTCTGAATTAACCGCTAAGCAAATGGAGTTCGCTAAGCAGGTTGCACTAGGTAATACAGGGGCTGAGAGCTATCGCAAGGCATATTCAAGCAAGGGTAAAAAGAAAACACAAGGTGATAACGCAAGCCGGTTAAAAGCGGATGACAGAATAAAAGCGGCTATTTCTGCTTTTGAGGCTGCTAATCTGGCTGCTACATATCGCACCGCTAGTAACTTGAGAGAGCTTGTAATCGATTCACTGGTGCAGGTGTTGATTAGTCCTGAGACTAAAGCGGCTCAAAAGATCCAAGCGGCTAAGACGATTGGCACGATAACGGAAGTGTCGCTATTTACTGAGCATAAAAAGATTACTCACGTAACAGATAGCGCAGATATAAAAGAAAAGATATTGGATCAGATTAAGACCATCATGCTAAATGCAGGTTCGACCGGAGAGATTCAAGACGTTGACGCGATCGAATTACTTAATGAATTGACAACTGAGCAGGTAGTGGATGACGAATCCGGCCAGGCTGAGCCCCACTCCACCCCCACCCCCTCAGAATTGAATGAGCCTCCCCCTGACCATGTACATACTATTCCACCCGAACTGCCACCATCAGAAACCACCCCCATTGTTTCTGAAAGCAAAGGGTAGGGGGGTATATATAAAATGAGAATCGATACTGTTATCAAAAAAACAGTTATCAAAACTTTGCATCTGGATGATCATCCAGATAGAATATTTTGACAACATTATGAAAAAGTTATTAATCAATAGGGATATGGTTTCTCGTCGTGTTGAGATGACGAGGGAAGAATGTATGGAGAAGGAAATGACACCTGCGCAGAAGGAAGTGTTTATTGTTGTGGATGAGTGGTGGAAGAAGTTTGGATTTGGTCCGTCGATACGGGATATATGTACGGTGAGGAAGAAGAACGGTATGGGTAATACGAAAGAGATTATAGACAGACTAGTCAGACTAGGGGTATTGAAGAGGTTAAAGGGTACAGGTAGGAGTGTACGGCCTGTGTATTTAAACTTTAGGAGTTTGGAATGAATGATTTAAGTGAAGAGGGTTTTTGGAAATATAAGACAGCGATTAGAACGGAGGCGTTGAATATTGCTTTAGCGGTGTTGGATCACAGTGTAGATTTAGATGCGGCGAAGGCGAAGTTGACGAGAATGCGGGATGCTTATGCATTGGCTCAATCGCCGTTTGTTAGGGATGAGAGTACTGACCACTTACTATAGGGGGAGATATGGATGCGCTGGAAAAATTTGTTCGTGTCTTTAATAAATCTGGTGTGGTATGGACGAACGAAATGTGGGACGCGTGGCGGGAGTTGGACGCGGAATATCAAAAACTAAAACCGCAACCAGTGCCGGATACCCTATCGCCAGCCGATATTAAACGGGCGACGAATACACCTTGGCAAGATAAGGCTAGTTATTAATGGACATTGCTGAACTAATTGCACAGTTGCCGTCGAACGAGCAGGAGAAGATGTTCGAGCAGGTGATGCAGTATAAGGATGCGTTAACCCGTGAGAAGGCGCAAAAGTCTTTCATGGCGTTTGTTCACGAGATGTGGCCAGGGTTTATACATGGCAGGCATCACGCTTTAATGGCTAAGAAGTTTGAAGAGATCGCCGAAGGAAAGTTGAAGCGGTTGATTATTAATATGCCGCCTCGTCATACTAAGTCGGAGTTTGCATCCAATATGTTACCTGCTTGGTTTCTTGGCAGGTTTCCTAATAAGAAGGTGATTCAGTGTTCCAACACGGCGGAGTTGTCTGTTGGTTTTGGTAGGAAAGTTAGAAACTTAGTTGACTCGGAGCAATATGCGAAAATTTTTCCCAATGTCTCGTTACGGGCAGACTCAAAGGCCGCTGGTCGATGGGCTACTAGCCATAACGGGGATTACTTTGCTATCGGCGTTGGCGGTACTGTTACTGGTAAGGGTGCCGATCTACTTATTATTGACGATCCTCACTCCGAACAAGAAGCTAGGTTAGCGCAGGGCGATCCAACTGTCTTTGATTCTGTGTATGAATGGTATACATCTGGACCACGACAGCGTTTACAGCCAGGTGGTGCGATTATTATCGTGATGACACGCTGGTCAGACAAAGATTTGACTGGCAAAGTACTAAAAAATGACGCGGCAGATTGGGAAGTAATAGAACTTCCAGCAATTATGCCGTCTGGTAGACCTTTATGGCCTGAGTTTTGGTCTTTAGAAGAGCTATCTGCACTAAAAGAAGAGCTACCACCGTTCAAATGGAACGCTCAGTACCAGCAAAAGCCCACTGGAGAAGAGGGTGCGATAGTAAAGAGGGACTGGTGGAAGCGTTGGGAGAGTGACAGACCGCCAAGATGTGAGTTTATTATCCAATCTTGGGATACGGCGTTCACAAAGAACCAGCGTTCTGACTATTCTGCTTGTACAACGTGGGGTGTGTTCTACTTAAACGAGGATGAGAGCGATGTGAACATCATATTGCTCGATGCATTGAAGGAAAAGTGGGAGTTTCCTGAGTTAAAGGACAATGCTAAGAGGATGTATGATGAATGGGAGCCGGATGCTTGTATTATTGAGGCTAAAGCTGCTGGCGCGCCGTTGATATTTGAATTAAGACGTATGGGCGTGATGGTTTCGGACTATACACCGGTGCGTGGTAACGATAAGTTTGTGCGTTTAAATTCCGTTACAGATTTGTTTAGATCGGGTAAAGTATGGGCACCAGAAACCCGCTGGGCTGACGAACTTATTGAAGAGATGGCTAGGTTTCCCAACGCCGAGCATGATGACTTAACTGACTCCGCGACACAGGCTCTGATTCGGTTCAGACAAGGCGGATTTTTACGACTAGATTCAGACGAAGCTGATGAAGATTTAGGCTTTCGTCGCAAACGGTCTTACTACTAGGAACAAACATGGCTACTAATTTTGACAAAGCATTGTATCAAGCACCAATTGGTATGGATCAAGAGGTAATGGAACCTGATCTTGAGATAGAGATTGAAGATCCAGAAGAAGTTAAGATTGGTATAGGTGGATTAGAGATTCAGATCGAGCCAGAGAAAGAATCCACTGATGACTTTGATGCAAACTTAGCTGAGTATATTAATGATGAGGAGTTAGCTACGATAGCTGGCGACTTGTTATCTGATTACGATGATGACGTATCATCACGTAAAGATTGGATGCAAACATACGTTGATGGCTTAGAGCTATTGGGTATGAAGATTGAAGAACGTGCAGAACCTTGGGAAGGAGCATGTGGTGTCTATCATCCCCTTTTATCTGAAGCTCTGGTCAAGTTCCAAAGTGAAACGATCATGGAAACTTTTCCTGCATCGGGTCCTGTCAAGACGCAGATTATCGGTAAGGAAACCCGCAAGAAGAAGGAAGCCGCGGAAAGAGTAAGAGATGATATGAACTATCAGCTTACTGAGAAGATGCCTGAGTATCGTCCAGAGCAAGAGCGTTTATTGTGGGGTTTGGGTTTATCAGGTAACGCATTTAAGAAAGTTTACTTTGATCCATCATTGAATAGACAAGTAGCTTTATATGTACCAGCAGAAGATATCGTTGTGCCATACGGTGCGAGTGATTTGGAATCTGCTCCGCGTGTAACGCACGTAATGCGTAAGACTGCAAATGAATTACGTAAGCTACAAGTAGCTGGCTTCTATAGAGATATAGAGTTAGGTGAGCCAGCTAATACGTTGGATGATGTAGAGAAGAAGATTGCAGAGAAGATGGGCTTCCGTGCTACTGCGGATGATCGTTACAAAATTTTAGAAATGCAAGTTGACCTTGATCTCGAAGGTTATGAAGATGTAGATGAAGATGGTGAGCCTACTGGTATAGCATTGCCTTACATTATTACGATTGAAAAAGGCACAACAGAAATATTATCTATACGTCGTAACTGGCATCCAGAAGATGAGACAAAACAAAAGCGCGTTCATCTCATTCACTATCCATACATACCTGGCTTTGGTTTCTATGCGTTTGGTTTAATCCACTTGATTGGCGCGTTTGCCAAATCAGGTACATCAATCATTCGTCAGTTAGTTGATGCAGGTACTTTATCTAACTTGCCCGGTGGCTTAAAGACTAAAGGTATGCGTGTTAAGGGTGACGATACACCTATTAGTCCTGGTGAATTTAGAGATGTGGATGTAGCGTCAGGCACCATACGCGATAACATTTTACCTCTGCCATACAAAGAGCCAAGCCAAGTATTGTTGACTCTGATGAATCAAATCGTAGAAGAAGGTCGTCGCTTTGCTTCTGCTGCTGATTTAAAAGTATCCGACATGTCAGCCAACTCACCAGTTGGTACAACACTAGCTATATTAGAGCGCACGTTAAAAGTGATGAGTGCAGTACAGGCTCGTATTCACTATGCAATGAAGCAAGAGTTTAGATTGCTGCGCGATATCATTCGTGACTACACACCAGAAGAGTATGCATACGATCCGGTTGAAGGTCCACGTAAGGCTAAGAAATCAGACTACGATCATGTAGAAGTAATACCAGTATCTGATCCTAACGCTGCAACAATGTCTCAGAAAGTTGTGCAGTATCAAGCTGTAATGCAGATGGCTCAAGCTACACCGCAGATATACGACATGGTTGAGTTGAATAGACAGATGCTTGAAGTATTGGGTGTGAAGAATATCGGTAAGCTAGTACCAAGTGCTGAAGATATGAAACCAAAAGACCCAGTATCAGAGAACATGGCTCTATTAAATATGAAGCCAGTTAAAGCATTTGTGTATCAAGATCATGAAGCACATATAGCTGTACATACATCAGCTATAAGAGATCCAAAACTCGCTGCAATTATTGGTCAGAACCCACAAGCTCAAACAATTATGGCTGCTGCTATGGCACACATAAATGAGCATGTAGCTTTCCAATATCGCAAAGAGATAGAGGAGATGATGGGCATCCCTATGCCAGAGATGGACAAGGAGATGGATCCGGAAATGGAAGTAGAGATTTCCAGAATGATGGCTATGGCAGGACAAAAGCTGTTACAGAAAGATCAAGCGGAAGCTCAACAGCAACAAGCGCAACAAGCAGCGCAAGATCCAGTTATCCAGATGCAACAACAAGAATTGCAGTTGAAGTCACAAGAAGTCGAGATAAAGAAACAAAAACTTTTAATCGATGCAGCAGCAAAACAAGACCAAATACGGGTCGAAGAAGAAAGAATAGCAGCACAGAAAGAAATCGCTGGTATGCAGCTTGGAGCCAAAGTAGGCAAAGACAAAGCAGACCTCGAAGCAAAGCAGCAAATAGAAGGTGCGCGCATGGGTGCAGAAGTTGGACGAACTCAAGCTCAGTTAGCGCAGCAAGAAAGAGTATCAATACGGCAGTTACAACAATCCAATAGACCAAAGAAGGGTGAATAATGGATCGAGTATTAGCAGTAGTAATAGATGAAATAAGAGAGAAGCGAACTATGGTTACGGAAGCTATGGCTCGTGGAGCAGCAAAAGATTTTCCGGAGTATCAAAAACTATGCGGAGTAATACAAGGCTATTCTGCAATAGAAGGC